ATGTCCGTCTCCTTTATCGTTCACCCGAGCCCGTTAGGGCCCGAGTTCATATATTATAATCTAATCACATATGTTATGTTGGCGTTATTTCTGATTGCGAAGTGAGGTGTCCAGGAGTTTACACCTGTTTCCTCATAGTCGTTATCGCCCAGTGTATTGTAGTCGGCAGCAAGTAATTGACCGTCTACATAAATATCCATGTTCTTTCCTGGTTGTTGATCAGATGCAAATGGTGTGTAAGCTAAACTATATGGTAGAGTAATACTTGCTTCCGGTGCTGTTGCGCCGGTCATTGTGTATACATATTTTTGGCCGCCGCTGGCAATACCAGAAACGGTCGTCTCTAGATCCCACAATGCCATATCAAGAGCATCGATAGATGAAGTAATAGTCTCTCCATCAGTTACATAATTTTCTTCTGTATAATCTCTATCACCAATCGCAACATTTAACAAGTCCAAAGAAGCTGTGATTGTTTGATTATCAGTAAGAACTAAACCATCAGTATAATCTCTATTACCAACACCATCATTAATGTCATTAATACCAGCTTCAAGATCCGATGGATTACCATCCAATAGATAATAAGCTGTGGTATTAGTCCAAGTCGGTGCTGTTACACCGTCGCCAGCACCTGTGAATGACCACAGGTTAGAAATGTCTTCTACTAGCTCTACGTCACCTTCCCAAGAACTCACAAAGTCTGTTCTCAACCATTCCCATTCGTCCATTTCGGAAAGAATTTTTCTTTGTGGGTAAATGATTTTAATGTTAGATGGATCGCCAGCATCCCAGGTGTACGTACCGGAAACAGTATAAAAATGTAAAAATGCGTCTGTTCCGTCACCAACACCACCGCCGTCAATACCATCCCAAAGTTTACCATAAACAACTTCGCCGTTGGAACCCTCAAACTCTTGATCATTAGAAGCGTCAAGAAGATCTACTCTTACTACGCGATCTTCTCCACCTTCGTCATAATAAGTTCCGGTTGCAGAATAATAAATTGGTAAACCTCTGCGGTCTGCGCTAACTGCATATTGTGTAGATACAGTCATCAAAGTTCCACTATCAGTTGTGGATACTGCTACAGATCCTCCACCGGTTGGGTACTCAACAGGAATGATAATTGACTTAGCATCAAGAACGTTACCAGTACCATGTGATGGGCTGGAAAGTTCTTTCAAAGATCCAGATACAGTAGTACCATCTACTGCAAGGGCATAAGTTGCCAATGGATCAAACCAGTCACTGCCAAAGTCTTTAACTTGGCGCAAATGTGATCTTACAATGTTAAGGTCGTATTCTAAAGACCCAGACACTGTAGAATCAGCTGGTTCGGATACGGATCCGTTATTAATATCACCTACCAAGTCGTTAAATTGATAACTGCCAGCAATCTGCTCCAGTTGACTCAATAAACTTCTTCCAGATGCCATTCTAGCCTCCTCTATTTAAAAATCACGTCTATAATCAACTACTATATCGAACCAATGTTTAGGAATGTAATGGACCAGTTGAAACTGGTCAGAAGCTACCACAGTATAGTCCGTATCCTTAATCAACCTTTGGCCGTTTACATAAACTCTTAAGGTATTAGTTCTGAAATCAAAATCCGTAGTGAAGGTAGCTGTCGCACCATCAGCTTGGGACGTTAGATCCTCATTAAATATTTCTTTTCTGAGTTCACGTAAAACTATCATAAATTTTTACCTCATTAAAAACTGTGGGAAGCTTTCATTTCCTCTATCTTTTTCCTTAGAATTCTACATAGTGTTTCTTTATTCGGTCTCTGATTTGCTACATTTAAAGCATGTTTCAGAATTTTTAAATCTTTAATTTTAGGGACTTCCTCCCTGGCCTTCCGAACTGAAAATTCAGCGACATCTTCGTAAGTGAGTTCTTTCTTCACCTGAGCTGCTCTTCCAATATCTCTTCCTACAGGTAGGTCGATTTTTTCATCGGAAGTTGCTGTAATTTTACCAGTAATAGTTACTTTATTATCCTCTGGCTTTTCGGCCTTTGTGGAACCGTCTTCAAAATTGATGTCCCAAATAGTTTTGTCCTTTAATTTAACATCACGTAGCCAAGAAACGAATTCTTCGCCCACTTTAAGGCCGTGCTTTTCACCGTACTGTGAATACAATTCATCAAGTGAAGCACGTGCGCCAGCAAGGAAATGTCTTTTTAATGCGTAACGTGGAAGCGGTGAAATATTCTTTACATAACCTTCCATTTTTATTCCTCCTTTTCAAAAACCTTTTCCAGATCTATATGATTCGGATCTAGTCGGTCAATAATATGGTGAACTATGTTTGATAATCTATGTATTGCCAAAACCGTTAGAATCATTGAGAAAAACGGAATCAGGCCATAAAGGCAAAAAAGCAACATCGCAACCCAGAAAGACGTACAATAGGGACAATCAAGAAGATTGTTCACGAATCCAAATAATTTCTTTTCTCTTTTTTCAAATATCCACTTTCTTAATGGTTCAAATATAGTGGACTTAGTTATTATGTTCGTGGTTGCTTCAGTTGCTATAATTAGCAATATTAGATTTAGCATAATTCCTTGTCCTTTACAAAAAAAGAGGGAGAGGGGAAACCCCTCCCCCTATATACTCGATTATAGTGATCGGTCAATGACACCCATGCTAAGCATTCTTGAGTCGAGGCATGCAAATCCAAGTTCTGCCCATCCAAAGAAACCAGCTTTCTGATGTCTAAGTAGGGTTGGATCGTCAATCGCTTCGTACTCTTTACGAACTGGCATTACCAAAGTATTGTCAGTAACCAAATCAAATCCGTAAATTTGTGTTTCACCTAGAGTGGTGATTTCACCATTGGCATCGGTCACATTAGGTACGGTAGCGGTATAGCTGTTATAGCTATCGGTGTTATCCAGCAAGAACTTACCATAACCTGAAGTATCACCATTCAGATTATACATACCGGTTGCACCGAGATGCTGTACTTCAACTAACTGCACATTCCAAATACTTCCCATACCAGCTGCCTGGAAAATCTCGCGTCTAGTTACAGGATCGATGTCAGTATCAGTCCATTCGCGGATGTCAGCTGCATCTTCTGGTGAGATGTAGAGATGGGTCAAAGTGCGACCAAGTCTCTTGAAGCCAACGATCATCTTATTGATGAGTTCCTTAGACAGATAACCAGCACCTATCGAGTTTGCTCCAACTTCATAAATAGGAGCACTACGTGGTCCAAGCAGGCCCTTACCAGCAAAAGCCGAAGTTGCGGCAGGAATAATAACCTTCCATCCACATTCTTCTTCGTACTGAGCTAATTCTTGAGCTACTTTTGAAGCAGCTCGGGCTGCGATGTCCACACGTTGATCTCGCGCGTAAGTTACTTTCCAATCTGCAGATGAGTTGATGGAAAATAGTGGAACGTATACCTCTTCACCAACACCTTCGATGAAGTTCTGAGCCATGTAGCCTAATCCCGGAAGTACCCATACAGGGATCTCAAAATCCTCTGCGATTGGATACACTGCTTGTGCACCAGGGGCAAGTCTTTCAACATTAAAGAGTTGACGCATGATAGACTCTAATTCGAGCTTTTGAAGGATCGGTACAGTCAATGCTGCGGCAAACTCTTTGTAAGCTTGCATACCCTCTGGAGTATCAATAGCAGCGGTAGCGGCAAACAAGGCTTGCATTTCTTTTCTATCCATTAGTTTTTCCTCCTAGTTGGCCTAATTTTTTGTCGGCCTTTAAGGGTAATATTTTTATGCCCGATTACACGAGCAGTTTAAAACGAATTGGGTACATAGTCTGCCCTTGAATTGATGATTGTGCTTTAGCGGCAGATACGCCCTTAATCACGATGCCAGCTGCCTGATACTTGGTAGTACCAGTTCCGGCAAAAGTTTCAAACATTGGAACTAATGCATTAGCATCGACTTGAAATCCATCAGTATCGGTACCAACTGCATCATTATTGGTTAAACGACCATATCCATAAGTCGCTCCACCATATGCGACATTCAAAAGGTCACCAGCATTAACGGCTGCGCCCGTGGCGTAGCCAGCAGCTGTTCTGGAATCATAATGAGTGGTATCCCAAATACCGCCACAGTGAGCAACGCCCACTGGTACCGGCTGTGATCCACTAATATTTCCATTAGCGTCGTAAGTTGGCTGCGTAATAGCGTCAGAAGAACCGAAGTCAGTTCTCTTTACCCATCCAGCTGGATGTACCTCATGATATCCAGTTTTAACCTTCTGCATCAACAGTCCGAAGACGTGCATGGCTCCGCCAGGTGTTCCACCCTCAGTGTCAAATACTTGCACATAAGGATCAACACCAGAAACCATATACACAGCCGCACCAGCGTGTGCTAAAGCACCGCCGACACCAGATGTATCACTGGTCTGTGATGCGAGTTCGCAGAATTGATTATCTACGACTGGTTGACGTGGTATAAACATAGCTATTCCTCCTTAAAAGAATAAAACGAAATTATTCGTCTTCGATCTTCGCGATCTGCTTGGCAAGAGCCTTTCCAAGTTCCTGATACTTATCATGAAGTGTTTCCGTGTCGGCTGTTTCCATGTCGAGTGCTGCTTCTTCGCCTGCTTCTTCATCAATCTCAGCAGGTGCGACATCTACTTCGCCTTCTTCTTCAACTTCTTCAGCAATCTCTGTTTCTTCGGCTCCGCCTTCATCGGTCTCTTCTGTACCAGCAGCTTCTTTAATCTCTTCCAAGAGAGCTTCTCTCATGGATACTAATTCAGCTGCATACTCTTCGAAATCTTCTTCAGACATCTCACGGATTTTAGCCTCTTGGGCATCACGTGGTTCACCGGTACGAGCAATCTTGGCTTCTTCTAGCTTAACCATACGCTCTGCGGCTACTCTGTCTTTTTCGATCTCAGCAAGAGTGGTGTGGGCTTCTTCGAGAGAAGAGGTAAGTTCTGCCAGCTTCTGATCTTTTTCTTCGATCTCTGCTTTAAGAGTTACCAGCTCTTCTTCAATGGAAGCAATCTTACCATCTTTTTCTTCAAGATCTACATCTTTCGCCTCTAAAGATGCGGACAATTGTTCGATGGTGTCTGTAGCTTTCTTCAAAATAACCTCTACAGACTCTTGGATTTCTGCTTCCTCTTTAGCTGCTAGAATCTCTTCTACCAAAGCTTTGATCTGATCTTTATCTAGCTTTAAATCTTTATTTTCCACAGCAGAAACCTCCTTTAAAATATTTGGAGTTAAATTTATACCAACCTCTAATTGGTATTAAAAAATTGAACCTTTTCCCTAACCTCTAATCAATTGAATTACTAATCGATTAGGAACTAAATACTAAAATATCTACTTCAAGATTGGTTTCACCGGCTGTGCTTGTCAAAGTAACAGTATCACCGACGGTATCAACATCAATCCATAAACTTCCTGCAGGAGCACCTAATGCAACTGGCCAGAAGTGTAAATCTGCAATAGTCTTACCATATGCGCCGCCGCCTGGAGCGTAATGATCTGGTTTAGTCACAGTCTTGCCTGCTCCAAAGTCGCCAGCACCAATAAATTCTTCGGTTGTGCCTGAAATTGTTACAGACTCTACCCACATGAATTTGATTCTTTGACCATTGCCTAAATTTTTGTACAGCGCCGCTTCGTCGCGACCTGCGTTACAGCGTACCACTTTTGGTACGTGTTTTCCTGGATTATAACTATCTCTTCCATAAGTAGACATAGGACTTTTCCTCCTTAAATTTCAGTCTGGCCCGTAAGGGCAGATGTCTTATTTTTTCTTCGTTTTTCTTGGCTTAATATGCTTCTTAGCAAGTTTCTGTGCTTTCGCACATGCGGTTTTCCGCATCTGACTTGTTTTAGCTTTACCAAGAGTCGAAGTAATCTGATTACATCTTGACAGTGCATTTCTCAAATGGGGTACATCTATTTTTCCAGTATCATCCTTATATGGGAGGTGTCTGGCTCTTTTATCCATACCTTCTTTGTAGCCTGGCTCGATGTAAATAAATGCGCTATCTGGTAGACTGTTGATGTAAGCTCTAGTCCACTTTGCTGCTTCTTCTATTTCCATCTCGTCGAATAAGTTAAGTAATTCTAAGCGCGATTTTTCTGTTTCTTGTACTTTATAGGCTGTGTTGATAGCGACTTGTAGTTTGTTTATAACATTTTTAAATTCGCTCATGTCACCCTCTTAGCACTTTTTCTTAGATTTTTTCGCTTTCTTTTTACTTTTCTTCTTCTTCTTCGATGGTATGTGATGTGTGCATTTTTCGATAGCGGCTTTAAGCTCGCTCTTCAGTGATTCCAAAAGCTCTTCTCTTTCTTGTTGTTCTGTAGTAGCAACACGTTCTGCTAAAATACGTTCAACAGCACCACCTAATCCTTCCAAATAAGCTATATGATACAAACAGTCTAGATCAGATTGTTCTCTATACGTAGATGTACACAATACACCATAAAGTGAACACCAGTTATCGCTGCCACCCTCGCCTGCATCTTCCGCGAACTTCTGATAAAAGATACACTGTCCAGTAGATTCTTGTTGCGTGTCTCCACCGGGTCCAGTTAAACTGTTATCTGGGGATGGTTGAGCAATCCAATCACCTGCATCTTCCTTATCTTTAGTCTCTTCGTCAACGGAGACCGCCACCTCGTCGGCTTCTTTAGCTACTTCATTGATGTTTTTAAGCTCTATGGCTTCGTTATCATCGTCTGTTTTTAGCGCCGCGGTGTCAAGAAAAATTGATGCTGGGTTGGCTGGATTTTTAACAATCCCACATCCTGCAAACAGAATGTCTCTGAGAACGCGAGTGACAGGACCATTAGCTAACTCTGTATCCCCGGACTTTAGAACAGCGTCTTTGCCTACAGAACCATCTGTAAGACCTAAAGCTTCCGCTTCTTTCCGTGGAATTAAAATGTCGCCGATTTTTACATCATAATCTTTAAAGTACGCTTCCATACTAAGGCTCCAATCGCCGTTTTTCACTTCTTCAGCTTCTTCTGGAAATCTGCCTTTATATATAATACCTGCGATCAAAACATCTAGATCCATTTTATTTAAGTCGGCTAATTCAAGTTCAGCTGCCTCAGTAGCACTTACGGCGTTGCCTTCTTTGTCTATAAAAACTCTGTCATAAATGTGTCCTATAACTTCCTGCTCTTCGTGCTCTTTATCAACCGCTTTGTTTATAATTGTACCCTCGGCTTTGATAAGCTCGCTCGGCAAAAAGAATGCATGATTCAAATTCTCACCTGAACTTACCATAATACCTGAAAAATACAAAAGATCGGGTTGCCTATCTTCAGGAAGATCTAGTACAGCCGCGACAGCCTTTCTTCTAGACTTTGAAGTTCTTTCTACCTTAATAGGAAGAGTGATCTCTATCTTATTATCTTTATTCAGTTCTGTCATCAGCTTCTCCTGTTTCTTTTTCGTTCAGCATTGCTGCCAATATTTTGTGTGTGTACTCATCTAAATTGTTTAAGAAAGAATCAAGCATAACTGCTTTCGCCTTTCTAGTAACTGCTCTAGGTTTTTTGGGTTTTGGATTAGTGCTTGGTTGTTTCTTTTTAGCAGGTTGCCCTTTTGGTCTGCCACCTGAAGGCGTACCTTGCGGTGCTCGCTGTGTATCTTGAATACCCGCACCTTTGTTTTGTTGCCAAGGCGAACCTATAATACCTAAAGTACCGTCCATTACACTGTCAAATTCGTTTGTCATGTTTTCAAGTTCAACGTCGTAGTTAAAACCAAGTCGCTCTAACGCTGTTTGGTAACTCAACATTCTTCTATCTACCAATTGACTTACGATTGTCATGTACAAGATGATGTCTCTAAGGACTGTGTCATCCCAACGTACCTTTGGGTATTGGTCGAAGCCCATAGCTTCTGCAATCTGTCTGTATTCTCTATAAATCCATCTGGTGACCAGACGTCTTGCGTATTCGACTTCTTCTATAACAGTTTTTACTATAAGTCCAGCAGAGGCCTGATTTAAATTAACAGTTCCGTCAATCAGTGCTCTGGTTAATGCCAAACCGGCTGTGATATCTTCATTTACTTGCATGTACTTTTCTTGTCCTAAAATGTCACCAATTTCAGGAGATACAATCTTTTCGATCTTAAGAGTGTGATTCCAAACAACATCAACAGATTTACTTGGCGTATTAAAGATCTGTGCGACCCTATCAAGTTCTTCTTGATTCGTTACTGGAAACTCGTCACTACCAATTGTAATCTTTAAAATGTAATTTGTAATACCATCTAATGTACTAAGATCCGCTTCTCTTAATTTAGTTCTGTAATCCAACGATTCAAACACTCTTGTGCCTCTTGGACGTGGATAACGTTCATAAGGTTGTTTACGCCAGTCAATTTCACCAACAAGAAGGGAATCTAAAACTATATTACCACCGGCTTTTACTTGAGCCTTAAATGGTGCTGGTAATTGTTTGATTATTTCCTTTTCTTCTAGTGTAAGTTCTTTGGTTGGCTTGTTGAGCATTTTCTTTAGCTCATCGGAAGGTTTAAGAGCGGTCTTTGTGTTATCAAAAAGCAGGCTGCCTTCGATCTCAACCAAAAGTGGATTAAGTACTGTATACCGCAATGGAATGTCTGTTTTCTTAAATCGAACTTTCCGTGCAGCTTTTACCTTTTTTGGTTTCTTCCCCGGAATAGGGGAGATATGACTCACTCTTGGTTCGTATTTCCCTAATGTTTTGTAAGTTCTTACAAATCCTGACCTGAACAGCTCTAAAAATACCCAATCTAAAACTTCTTCGAAATTAACATCTATTGCCCAACTATCGTAAAAGTTCTTAATGGTTGGATCGCCGATATCGTTTTCGTAACCTTTCATACTAAAGTTAGCAAAGATGTCAATAGCGCTGCCATAAATGTCGGCATCAAAATAAAGCTCCATTGAACGTTGGTACGATTCTTTTGGATCACTCTGAGATGGCTTCTTGGCTTTCTCTAAAAGATCAAGCACATCTCTAGTAACAGGGCTACGCCTAATTACAGCTGCTTGTTCCAAAGACGCTAACTGTTCCTTCGCTGGTGTTAGATAAAGCGAAGCTTTACCATCCGCATGAAGGTCGATCTTGTGAAGTCCGATGTCTGGATATTTTTCTTTTAAATCAGCTGTTATATTCTCTAAATCTTTGATATCCATAAACCTTCTCCTTTTAAAATAGGGGTGTTTCACTATTAAGTAAACTTGTCAACCACTTACAATTAACTTTGTGTAATTACTTAATATATTCTTGTCTGCTTCCTGGGCTATTAATTTCGAAATGAATGTCAAATTCTAAGAGTGCCGCGTCGGCATCATAGTTGTCTAAACTACCGTGATCGGCCCATCTAAACAACCGACACATTAACATACTGGAAAGTGTCTTACCTGTACCAGATATTGTTGGAAATGATGCTATCTGATGGTGGTACGGAATACCAGAAGCTAGAGTTGAAACACTAATAACTGTTGTATTTGTTGGGAATGTATCATTTATATTTGACCATGCATATTCCAATCCCCATAACACATCGTCTGTTCCAGATGTGGTTGGTGACCAATGTATATGTGGATGAATTGTTGTCCCTTCTTTCCATGCGTGTGATAGTTGAACAGAAAAATGTACCTCTTCGTTACTGTCTGGATCAAAATGATATGCATAAACACCGTAACTGCCAGCATCGTTATCTTTGAATTTCTCCAAACTAGGATCACGTAAACCAAGAAGTTCCGCTTGTAATCCTGGAACTCTTAAATCATCCCAGAAAGTATCTTCATACCAAACATCACCGGCAAAATAGGTATCGCCGTTAATTCTTAACAAATCATTATCAAACTCGCCATAAATTAATGGTGTTGCTGTGTCTGAAACAGCAATATAAAGTACATTGTCGACAGCGCCGACATTATATCCGGCACGATTACCTATAAAAATACTATTAGTGCCAGTATTGTTTCGGCCTGCATTAGAGCCTAGAAAAACATTACCAGTACCAGTGTTGTATCTACCAGCTTGATTACCAATACACACATTATAGGAAGTCGATGTCATTTGGTGGCCTGCTAAACCACCAATACATACATTATCAGACCCATTGGTTAAACTTAATCCAGCCTGACCTCCTATACAAACATTATAATTACCGCTTTGGAGGCTGTAACCAGCTCTATAACCAAGAAAAACTCCATAATCGCCAGCTGTAGAGCCATTGTCAGCATAAGCTGCCTCTTTACCTAGTACGACATTGTAATCACCATCACAATAATATCCTGCTTGATATCCTAAAATAACGTTGTCGACACCACCAGGGTCACCGACGTGTGCATCTGTACCTAAAACAACACTCTGGCCGGTATCTATGTGTGTTTGTATAGAAATTTTAGAACCGTCGTAAGATAGTTGTAATCCGCCAAGATAGATACTACTTCCTGCTGTATGTAAATCATTACAATAAATGGCGCCAGTACCTGAAATGGTGTTTTGGTCAAATATAAAATCACCATTAATTGTAACTGCGTCTTGATTGAGAACTAGAAGATCGGCCATACCAGAAACACCAATAGTTCCACTCGTAGATGAGAATTCTATTGATGGGTTGGAACCACCAACGTCGATAGGAGTATTAACTCCCAATACAGAACCTGTGTCTGTTAGTTCAATATAGTCACCAATATAAATAGTGGAACCGGCTGTATGTAAATCATCACAATAAATGTCGCCAGTGCCTGAAATTACTGTACCAAATGTAATCGACCCACTGGTTTCAATATCGGTCACAGACAATGACGCTGTTGTTGATATTGTTATAATCCCAGGTGTTGGCACATCTGAATAAACTATCGAGATGTTGTCTCCTTCTGTGAGAGCGGCTGCCATAATGTCTTCAATAATCTCCCTGGCTTCAACACCACTTATAGTTGTACCGCCACCCACACTCAGATCTAAAATCTGGTGTTGTAAAAATAAAGTTCTAGTGTCTAAAGACATCTTTGGTTGCCTCCTTCTATTTATGTTATATTCTTCCCCAAGGCCAAATTGTAGTAGTATGGTCTATACCGGAGTTTGTTACATCACTATAATAAAAAATCTGCCTATAGGCTTTTTCTTCATATGTTCCGGTATTATAAATCTCATCAATGTGCAATACAACGTCGTCAGAATTATAGTAAATGATCTGCTTCACGTTTGCTGTTGAATGTACCATTCCAGGTTGTCTTCCTATTCGGCCGGTGCTTACATCTACAATACCATCATTTGTTGTCATCTTTAATCTCCTTTAGCCTAGTTCTTCTGGTCTATAATCAGCATACACATCTTTTGCTAACACCATGTATCCACTGACTGTTGTTGAAACCACGTATGCATATGCAAGAATTTCTTCTTGTGTATATTGTTCTTCCCTTTCTGTACCACTTATTGTAAGCTCGGTGTTTGCTGCCTTTCTACCAGGTCCTGGAATAGGGACACGATAATAATCTAAAAGATCACAAGTTACATAAACACAAATCTCCCAACCTGTTGCTGTAGACTTCTGATATGTACTATATTCGTTTAGAAAGCAATATTCACAGTCTTCATATAACTGTCGTCCCATAATTTACTCCGTTAGCCTGCTATAAATTTTTCAATCATCATAAGCTCAGCAGTTTTTATTTCTACATTTTCTCCAAACTCATCAATATTCATAGGCTCGCAGCCTAAATCGATTTCCGCAGTAAGAAGCTCTGATAAATCATTTTGAAAATCTTGGAGCTTTTCTTTTCCTACTACAACGCTGTCATCTTCCTGAACTTCGCCATATTGCTGAACTAGCTTTTGTCGCTGTTCCTCAAAGAGTTGAAGTTCCTCGTTGAGCACTTTGATTATTCGGCTTAGTCTATAAGCTGTTTTGATACTAATCTCTTTGTCTACTAACTTTTCTAAAACCTGTTTCCCATTTAATACTTCTGAAATTGTAATTTTCATTTTCCTTTTCCTCCTATTTATTAGGTAATAGAAATGGTCTACCTGTTGTAGGTGAGACAATCTCCGGTACCATGTTTCTCGGCGTTACTACGCCACCATGAAACAGAATTGGTTTTTCTTCCTCTTCGTTTTCGGCCACTACCTTATTTATACCCCAGCCTGCGAGTATGAAGGCGGAATATAAATCTTTCCTACCACCTTTAGTCGGTGTGTCAAAATGAAGTGTTGTTCCACCTGGGTTCTGTGTCATTACAATACTAAGTGTTTGCGACTTCAGTTTTCTCGCATTTTCATAAGATTCAGCAAAATGGTCGCTTATCGCACTAAGTGGTACTTCTGGAAATAAATAATTCTTTCTTTCAAGTAAAGCCTTTGTTCCAAAATTAGCTTCTTGGATCCAAGTCGGAGCCGGTGTGCAAAGCTCAAGAATTCTACGGCCAGCTTTTGGATCATGTTCTTTATCGTTTAGATCCAGTATAGGCTCATTATTCTCAAGACCTAAAGCAAGGATGTCTTTTAGCGGCTCGCCGCCGCCAAATCTATCCATAAAGATACGTATTACATTAAACTTATCACATAATTTATGAATAAATAATGCTTGCTCTGGAAAAGGCATCTTTTCTTTTTCTACTACATGAACTATTCTATTAGGGCTTCCAAATTCAACAACCACTACAGCGAAACAGTCTTGCTTCTTAGCAGTATCCACGCCAAGAATATATTGTCTGCCAGGCTCACCTTTTAATTGTATTGTGTGGCCCGATCTACTACATGCCTCTAAAAGCGAGGCCTTAAATAACCCATCGCTATCTGACACCATTTTAGCTTCATACTCTGTCTGAAACTCGGCAATAGACATCGAAGCTTTTGCTTCCTCAATGTTATCCATGTCAAGAAAGCCTTTTGGCATATCCCAATAAGGAATCTGGTGGACACAATACTTTTCGTCGCCTTCGTCCATCTTCTTCCAGTAGGCTTTCATTCTTGTCCACATATGGTTGAACTTATAATACCCAGAAGATGCCATCAATATTTTGTTAACCGACGAATCATCAATGACGTCCTCAGCAGTTAAGATGCCTTTACGGACTAACTCTTCCTGTCGACGAATCTTTTCAACGTTTTCCATTGGGTCCCGCGTGGTAGCAGCCATTGGTTTAATAACTGTGTTAAAAATAATTTCAGGAATCTGGGCAAACTCGTCCGCGCAAATAGTAAAAAAACGAGAACCACGAATCTTACTACCATCTGTACCGAGCGGGAGTGCCTCTATATGGCTGCCAGGAGCCTCTGTGCCTTTAAATCTTACGTAACAGGTATCTGACCCTCTGGTTGGTCTTTTCTCCGTACAGTCGCGAAAAATGGACGATCTCTGGTACAACCGTTCAACCTCTCCAAAGATGTTTTTTGCCTGACGAAAAACAGGGCCAATCAAACCAACACGGTAGGACGGATAAAGCATACAACTAAGCACAGCTATAACTGATAAAAGGAAAGTCTTCCCACAACCACGGCCAGCCACGAAGATACTGAAGTTCTTAAACCAAAGATCACGTAGAACAATACGTTGAACAGGCGCAAGCTTGACACCAAGAAGATCATAAGCAGCCGTAATCGGATCATTCCTATAATATTCTACCAATTCCATACCTTCAAGTATTAAAGATTCTCGAATCTCTACCGCCAAAATGTCACCTACCTTATCTCATCTAAGTTTTCTGCATCAGGATCATTTCTATTTCCAGAATCGGTGCGTTCTTCTAAAAACTGCTCTTCTTCACGTAACATGGCTCTGGTTTTTTCTTCTAAAGCTTCTTTCCTTTTTTTCTCATACATTACAACGAGATCTACCATAGATAAACCATCTCTACCAAAGTTCTTTACACGGTCTTTTCTACGTGCAGCTAAACTGTCTTTTAATTTTTCTGTATTTTTTCTTAGTCTTTCTATAGTTTGTGATGCATCTATTAGTTTGGAGGGAGTTTCTTTACCATATGTGAGGAGTCTTACTTCTTGAACTCTGTTCATAGCAAGCGAAATAATGTCATCTATGTCTAGTGCTGATAATTCTTCTTCTTCAAAGTCTTTGAGATACGTTTCTAAAAGTTCTTTAAATACAATCACCTCTTCGTCTTCGAAAACACTATCTAAAGGAATTGAGTTTAATATTCTATCTAATAAAGCTTGCTGTTTCTTGTCTTTTTGATATAATTCTTCTTGTGGTTCTTCTACACTTTTCTTCTCTTTAAAACGCAATTGTCCCAATGCGGTCGCTTTTTCCTTCTTTGTTCGATCGCGATATTGGGGTAAATTTTGTAAAGATTTTTTGTTTAACTTTCGACCGTCGCGGCCTCTACGCTTCTCGTAGTTCTCTGGAATCTTGGCTTTCTTCCAGTCTTTTTCCAGTAATTCCTCATACTTTTCCTTTCCAAGTTTAGAGCGCGCATTTTTAGTGACGACCTTGTCCTTGTTTTTGGACATACCACCTCCAGAAAATAATAGCAGAGTCGTTCTGACTCTACTTACATCTCTACTGTTAAATAAAGGGGATCTCTATATATATAGGCGGGTGTCAACTAAAACTTAAAATTCGAGTCTTGGTTGATTTTTTAGGTATTCAGCACGTTCTCTTAATTTCTCTAAAGCTTTCTGATATTTCTTGTGTGCGGCCTGAAAAGTAAATGGAAATTCTTCTTCCATATCTCTGAATGTTTTGTCTTCATAGAAACGTAAAGTGATAAGTTTTTGCTCTTCTTCATTTAAACAACTTAGTAAATCATTAATATAAGTTTTTAATTCTGCTTTTGGTATATCAAAGTTCCAAATAAAAACCTCTTCCAAATCTTCTGCACTTACAAAATCTAAATATATACTGTGAACTCGTCTACCTTTCCTCATTATACAGTTGGTTTTTATAAATCCTGTTTCGTATGACATTAGAAAACCTCGCTTGCGGCCCATAGTTCCGTACGTAAATCTTCTAGCTTAAGTTTAACTTCAACATGCGTTCCAAAAATCTTTAGTTCGACGGAAACCTTATTACCAGAAA